GGGGTTAGGGTTAGGTTTGGGTTTGGTTTCGCGCGCCCTGCTAAGCCAATTGCGGCGGCTCTACGCAGTGCCCCTCGACTGCGTCAGGGCCCACTATCTGCCATACGCGGAGTCTGTCTTCTGACAGCTTGCCTTGCGGCGGTGCGTAATTAGCAAATACGTACAGATGAGGAGGATTACCCACAATCTGGGCTCCCTCATACTTGCCAGAATAAAAGCACATGTCCTTGATGTTCTCCAGCGCCTCATAGGAGACATAGGTTGGGTCGAAGCTTCGCGTGATGTTATAGACGCACAACTTTGGCGTGTCGCCCTTCGTCTCCTTCCACTTGACGATGCCATTGCGTACATCAGATCCCTTACCGCCGAGTAGGCAAGCTCCATGTTTGATGACGAGGAACTTCGTGAGGGCTGTCTTGCCTACGCCTCCCTCCTCACTCCAGTACCAATTGATGATGCGGTCGTCACGTGGCATCTGGATCTCGGCAAGAATTTGAAGTTGCCACGGGCGGTTCGGTGTGATGACGTCGACCTTCTCTGGAATGACGATACCGTTAACGGATATCCAACCGTCTGGCATGCGTTTCTCTGGGTCGGAATTGTACTCGATGGCCTGCAGTTGTGTGCCGCGCCGTGGTTCCCAGTGGATGGTCCTGGGTAGGCGCAGCTGTGTCCACCGGATGCGGTTTGGCGATTCGATATATCCTTGGAGGTGAAGACGCCCTGTGGTTGGTGCAACCTCTGTCTGGAACACCCAGTTGAGATTGAAACCTCGGAATACGCTCTCAAGGGTCTCACTCATCTCCTTAAGCTTATCGGGTGTGTTCTCTGATTCAGGAGCATTCCAGGTGAACACCCAATGTTTACGTTGCACGGGTTGAGGTACCCGAGAAGGGGGGGGATTAGTATTACCCCCCCCCCGCGCTCTCAGCGCTCTCAACCGCGACCTCGGCGGGTGGTAGGGGTGGTGGGGAGGGTGTTGCGCTTACCACGGACTGTGACGGTGAGGGCAACGTTAGGTCAATCTCTTCTTGCGATTCAATGAGGTGAGCAACACTTTGTGGAGTGAATGCATTGATAATCTCGGCATCCAAGTCGTCGTCCATCGCTGCCATGGTTCGATTCAAACAGCGGCGTCCTGCGCGATGGGGCAGGCGTGGGTTAATGGGCGGTCGGCGCGCGTACTATTGGCGCTATAGGAACAAGCGCCGTTACGGTGTGAAGAGCCGGTATCGTTTGACACGCCGCAAGGGTCTGTACCGACGCGGCTACCCTAAGCGGCGCCCGTCTTTGCGCGCGCGTGCTCTGTATCATCAACGTCCTCGGATATGGGCTGGGCCCCGCGCACTCAGTGGTTGTGTTGTGCGCAAGTTCCACGTTTTCGCTCAGAATGCGATTGGGAGCTACTCAAGTTTTGACAACGTTCTTGATTACAAAAATATCGTGTCTCACGACGATGATCAGTACGATGCGTGGCCGGGTTCGCAACGCAAGTTCATGTTCAGTTCAAACATGCTAAACGACATCTCTCAGCACGTCCGCAACTGGCAGGAATACAGGGTGACGTGGGTTCAGGTGGTGATCACGGCTGGTGAACGGATTGGGCCTGGCCACTCCACGCACTCACCTTCAAACTTCCCTTTGGTTGGTGCTGGTTACATGTCCAAGTCGCAAGCTATGTCCAAGGTGTGGTACGCGCTGAAGCGCCAGCAGGATGAGAATGAAAACTTTGCTCAGGACAAGTGGTCGGCGGGAGACATTCCTGGTTACAAGTTCAAGACATTGACAACGGGTGGTGAGGTATCGTTCGGGTTTGCTCCTTCTGAACTACTGCCGGGAGCTGCTGCTGCGGATTACATGGAGAAGCCTGTGTTCAGTCAGTGGCATCGGTGCACAAACACTACGGACTCATACTTGGACCCAACACATACGGACGAGCGCCCGCAGTACAGTGGGTACCATCTGCTGTTCACTCGCCCCAAGCAATCAATGGGAGCTATAAGCATTTCAATGCGCGCAACGGTCATGTTCCGTGGGTACAGGGCGCAGCCAGTGATCGTACCTGGGGAATAATTTGGCGTGGGCTTCGCCGCAAAAGGTTGTTGCCTTGTTGTACAGCTACCGAGCGACTACCTGCGGCCGGAGGACTTTTGCAATCGGATTTGTGAGTTTGGGTCAAACGTTCTTCTCTGTGAAAAAAGCCGACAAAAACTCCATCTCGCTACATGAAACCGACAAAACCGTTCATCGCGTGCACGAAACCGACAGATGAGACCCAAATGCACGCTCTCAATGCTCTGAATAGGGTTAGGGAATAGGGTTCGAAAATAGGGTTAGGGTTAGGGTTAGGTTTGGGGTTAGGGTTAGGTTTGGGTTTGGTTTCGCGCGCCCTGCTAAGCCAATTGCGGCGGCTCTACGCAGTGCCCCTCGACTGCGTCAGGGCC